TCAACTAACAAATTTGCTATAGATGGGTCTACAGCGACTGCTGATGTAACATTAACTTTTAAAAGGGGTAAAACTTATCGTTTTGACCAAAGCGATTCATCAAATGATAACCATCCTTTAAGAATAAGTGAGACACCGAATGGGACTCATGGCGGTGGTTCTGAATACACAGTGGGAGTTGTGACAAATGGAGTTGCAGGACAAAGTGGAGCTTACACACAAATTACTGTCGCAAGTGATGCTCCTACATTATATTATTATTGTCAAAACCACTCAGCGATGGGGTGGACTATAAACGTTGAGGATTAAATTATGGCAATAACACACGCAAATTTTTTAACACAAGTAAGAAACTACACAGAAGTTGATAGTAATGTATTATCAGACACTTTAATTGACCAATTTATTAGAAATGTAGAATTAGATATTGCTGGTAAGGTTGACTATGATGATTTAAGAAAATATGCAACGACTTCAACTATTGCATCACAAAGATACCTAAGTATGCCTTCGGATTTAATTTATTTGCGTTCTGTTCAAATAACAAATTCTGGTGTTAGAGATTTTTTAGAAAAAAGAGATACAAGTTTTATTTCAGAGTATAATTCAGGAGATGCAACAGGTGTGCCTAAATATTATGCAAATTGGGATGACCAAAATATAGCAATTGCACCTATTCCTAACGCTGCTTTTACAATTCAAATTAATTATATTATTGACCCTCCTCATTTTACTTCATCAAACTCAACATATTTATCAACTTACTATGAAAACGTTTTATTGTATGGTGTTTTAACTGAATGTTTTTCTTATCTAAAAGGACCCATGGATATGTACAAATTGTATTTAGACAAGTATAATGAAGAGGTTCAAGCATTTGGATTACAACAAATGGGACAAAGAAGAAGAGGGCAATATGAAGAAGGAGTGCCTAGGGTACAAATTCAATCACCCTCGCCTTAAAAAATGGAGTAATTATGGCAATAACAACTAGTGTAATATGTAATTCTTTTAAAAAAGAACTTTTTGAAGGAACTCACAATTTTAAACAAACTGGTGGTAATTCATTTAAATTATCGCTGTATACGAATAGTGCTGTTTTAGGTAAATCTACAACAAGTTTTACTACCGATGCACAAGTATCTAATTCAGGTCAATATACAAGTGGTGGTGGAGCCTTGGTAAATGGTGGTACATCATTATCAACCAACACTGCTATTGTTGATTTTGCTGATAGGTCGTTTACGGGAGTGACTCTAACTGCAAGAGGTGCTTTAATTTATAATGACACAGCATCAGGTGACCCTGCTGTTTGTGTACTAGATTTTGGTGGTGATAAAACAGCAACGTCAGGTACTTTTACAATTCAGTTTCCTGCTTTTACTGCAAGTGCAGCTATTTTAAGAGTTACATAGAGTAGAGTATGTCCAATGGATGGGGACAGCTAACCTGGGGTGAAGGTCTTTGGGGTCAGCAAGGTGACCAGATTGTATCGTTAACAGGTTTTGCTCTTACAACAAATTTAGGTGGGTTCACTCAAACAACAGTGGGTGAAGCTACTGGTATCGCTCTTACCTCATCTTTAGGAACAGCAGTAGGTTTTACAGATTTTGTAGCTGAACCAAGTGGCTTAAGTTCAACTCTTGGTTTTGGTTCAATTAACTTTTTTAACGACAGTGTTGAATCACCAAGTGGAGTTGCTCTGACAACGGCGATGGGTTCTGTCACCACTTTTGCTGATGTTGAGATGGCAATTACAGGATTTGATATAACAGCTTCCCTTGGGTCTATTAATTTAATAAATTGGGAGGAGGTTGATGTGGGCACCTCCGTTGTATGGACAGAGGTTGATAGAGCAGCATAAATGATTTATAATGTGAACTAATATAAAGGAATAGTATGGCATCAACATATTCAACAAGTTTAAAATTAGAATTACAAGCAACTGGCGAAAATGCTGGTACTTGGGGTACGAAAACAAACACAAATTTAGAGTTAGTTGAACAAGCTGTCGGTGGTTATGAAGAGGTATCTATTGCAGGTGGTGCAGGAACTACTGCATTAGCAATGTCAGATGGTGCAGCTTCTAATGCACGAAACATGGTTGTAAAACTAACAGGAACAATTACAGGAAATAGAATAGTTACTGTTCCTGATAGTATGGAAAAAGTTTATATTGTTTCAAATGGAACTACTGGTTCTTTTACAGTTCAATTTAAAACAGTTAGTGGAACGGGTTATACTTTTGTTGCTGCTGATAAATCGGTAAGAGTATTATTTGCAGATGGCACAAATATTGTTGATACAGGTATTATTAACACATCTTCTACTGACACACTTACAAATAAAACATTAACCAGTCCAACTATTAATGGAGCAACAACTACAGGCACTATTGCTAACTCAGCAACAATTGAGGGTGGCACAGTCAGTGCTGTTACTTTAACAAAACCAAAAATTGCTGATGCTGGTTTTATAGCTGATGCAAATGGTAATGAACAAATAATTTTTCAACAAACAGCTAGTGCAGTAAATGAGTTAGAGGTTACAAACGCAGCTACAGGTAATGATGTAGGACTTGCAGTTACAGGCGGAGATACAAATGTTGGTTTAGCTTTTACTGCTAAAGGTGCAGGACGATTTAAATTTAATGATGCTGCTTACATTCCTGAACAAACATTATCAGATGGAGCTAATATTGATTGGGACGTACAAGCCAAACCAGTTGCCAAAGTCACATTAGCTGGCAACAGAACATTAAATAATGCAACGAATGGTGTTACAGGTCAATTTGTAAGCTTGTTAGTTATTCAAGATGGCACAGGTTCAAGGACTTTATCTTTTGCATCAAACTATGAGTTTGCATCGGATACAGCTCCAACATTAACTACAACTGCTTCGTTAGGTGATTTCTTTGTTTTCTATTACAATGGATCTAAATTTGTTGAGGTAGGTAGAAATCTTGCATTAACATTAAGTTAGGAGTAATTATGTGGGCATTAGTTAGAGCA